CGCAGAACCAGCCCGGATTGTTTCGAGAAGCGCATCCGCATTCGCGGCGTCGCTTGTGGGAATATGACGCCCGATGGTCGAATCCCATATGCCGGTAATGGCGGATGGGCCGCCCATTCGGAGGAAACGATCAATGTTTTCGATCTGCTTCTGCGTTGCGAGCAGGGCGGCCTCATCCATGCGATCACGCGCGGCGGCGCGCTCGGCGGCCCTGGCGTCGGCAACGCGGGGCTGTGAGACCACCCGCTCTTCGCCGGTCGCGGTGTTGATTTGCACGACGGAACCCGCCGGATATCCGGCGCTCACGACTTCTTGCGGGGTCATGCGGCGATGTTGCTGCGCCTCTTGGCGACCGCCGGTCGGTCGCGCTCGGAAATACTGCGGCACGTTCGCCTGACCGCCACCGATGGATTGCCCGGTGATCTGCTGCACATACGCGCGCGTTTCCGCCGGCACCTGCTCAGGACGACGGCCGTCAGCGATCCAGCGATCCACATTGCCCGGCCCCCAATTGTATGCCATCAGCGCCGTGGGAATGTCGCCGTATTTCTCGATCTGCTGCAGCAAATAATGCTCGCCGGCCTGCTGATTGGCTTGCGGGCTGCGGTCCGTCTCTCCGTCCGGCATGCCGAGCTGCTGCTCCAACATGCGCGCCGTCGGCGGCATCAACTGCATCAGGCCGCGCGCACCCGCCGGGGACACCGCGTTAGGATCGCCGGCGGATTCGGCATGACGCACGCGCGAGAACAGGTTGTCCAGCGGCATCAGGACAGAAGGCGGCGGCGACAGGCCCGGCCCGGCTTGTGGCGTTCCCATCGGCACCGGCATCGCAAAGGGCTGGCCGTTATCGCCAATGCCAAGGTATGCAACGGTCCCATCTTCGCCCGCCATGAACTGCCCGGCATGCTGTCGCCGATCCGGCGCAATGGCCCGCCGCAATTCCAGGGCCCGCATCGGATCAATCGGGGCCATGGCCTCAATCAATCCTTGGTAATCATAGCCGCCGTGGTCGCGCGAGAACTGCGGATACAGCGCCTCAATCTGCTCGTTGCGCTGCATGGCTTGATCCATGCGCTGCATCGTCGCGTCTCGATACCGCTGCTCCCGCAAGTTGCGCGCGTCCTCACCGAGGTTCCCGAATCCGGCGAGCAAGCCATCGCCCACGCTATAGCGCGGCGACAGCGTGGCCAGCCCCGAGCGCAGCAACCCCTGCCGAATCAGGCCGAGCCGGTCCTCGTCGCTCAAGGCATACGGCCCCGAGCCTGCCGGCATCAGCCGGTTGGCGATGGTCTAGAGCAAGCCCACGGCTTACACCTCACTTGAACGGACGGATGGAAATCGGACGACGCTGCGGGCCATAGCCATAGCCCATCGAGCCGAGTGCCGGTATGGCGGTGATCACCTGATGCGGGAGTTGACGCCCCGGACCAATGTTCGGCGGCTCCCCGATGATGTTACCGCCGGGGCCGGTGGGGTGATTGATTCCGCTCGGCGGCGCAAACGGCGGCACCTTCGGCAGAAATCCGCCCGGACCGAGCCGGTAGTTCTGCAGGAAGTCCAAGCCGGGCAGCTGATTCTGCGCAACGCCTGCGCGCAGTTGGCCAAGCAGGCCCAGATAGTTAGGGCGCGGCTGCGGCTGCGGCTGCGGCAGCGGAATCGGCTGGATATTCCGGTCGTTCATCGGGTTGTAGGGCAGGGCCATGCTCAAGCTCCAAGTTAGCGCGACGATCAGCGAGAACAAGATGAGGCGGGATGATCGCAATTTCCGCCTCCGGGGGGCAGCGGTCTTGGACGGCGCGTATCGTGGCCGCCAAACCGTCGGGACTACATAACACGGTGGACAAGACCGCGCCGGTCTGCCGAGCTACTACCACCATGGGGCAGCCGGACAGCAGCGCTGATTCTTTCGTTTCAGGGTAGCCGAGAATGCCGGCGAGCAGTTCGCTCGTAATCGGTTGCGCGGCGAATGCAAGCGCCTTGTCCGACGAGCGCGTGAACAAAACGCCTTCGGTGCGCTCAACCTTGATAAACTCCCAGTCTGGCACCGCGCCGCCGGCGGCGACGAATACCGCATCCCGATATCCGTCGCGCATCGCCGTCATTTGCGCTTCGATGTCGCGCAACGGCTCAGGCAGCGACCAAACCATTAAATGCCCAGCCCCGCCCCGACCTGGAACAAGCCGAGCGCCGTTTCCAGCGGAGATTGATAGTTCGGATTCGGGCTGCGTTGATTTTGATAAGCGCCGCTGATCGTGCCGAGCGCATTGGACAACACCCCGAGCTGATCCTGATCCCATCCCATCGCTTGCAGCCAGTCGCCATATTGCGCATTGAGCTGCTGTTGAGCGAGCTGCTGCTGCTGCTGTCCCACCCCCGCCAGCCTATCGGCGTCCATGTAGTCCATGTTCGCCAGCGTTGGGGCAAAGCCCATGGCCGACAGTTGCCGGTCGCGCTCGGACTCGTACCCGCTGGCCGCGCGGCCGAGATAGGCTTCCTCCATCGCGCGCTGCGCATCGTAGTCCGCGCCACGAATGCCGGTGGCGATGTCGCCGAGCTGCCCCGCGAGCTGGTGCTGCGCCTCGCCCAGCATTTGCTGGTGCGCGCTGCCGCCAAAAGCGCCGGCCTGAGAGAACTGCGATGCAATACCCGGCGCGATGGCGTTCTGGTAGTTGCGCACCACGTCGCCGGAGGCTGCGTCAATCATGCCCGTCAAATAGGGATTGTCGCCAGCGTACATATTGCGCTGACTGGCATAGGGGTTGTAATACTGCCCGCCGAGTGTGGCCTGCGCTTGGTTGCTGGCGGCATCGGCCGTGGACGATCCCGACAACGCCCGGTCGGTGATCATCTGAAAAGCCGTCATTTGCTCCGGCGAGAACCCGGCGAACCGCTCGCCGCCGTATTGCTCCCACGGCCGCGCAGAAAGAGACGAGGCGCGTGAGAGCAAGTCCTTGTAATACGGCTGCGCCCACTTCGGCGGCTCGTTCTTGGTCGTGACGGTCTTAGGCTGCTTGCTCATCGTTCATAGTCTCGAAATAGCGTTTCCACCCCTTGCGGGGACTCGCAAAACACACGCGCGCAAATCCACAATCAGCGGCGTGGCGTTTGATCCACGCGATAACATCGCGCACTCTCACCCCGCCCGTGAGCGCTGCCGCCGCCCACACGAACAAGTCCCCATCCTGCGGGGTCGCCACCACAAAAAATCCGATGCGCTCGCCGTCCATCGCCACATGCAGGAATGCGCGACCATCGCCCAGCGCCGCGTAGACATCTTCCGGCAGCCAGGGCTCGCCCGTGCGCGCAATCACTCGCTCCAAGCCGGGGCGTATCTGCGGCCACACATGGCGCACATACGCACCATGAACCCAGATCAAGCCCCGGTCAGACACCGGCACTCCACCCACGTCCCCGGCGTGCCTGCGGTAACGCATGACCACCCCAAGATTACGTATTTTGACCCTGGCGCGCCGGACTCACTAGGCGAGCTGTTGCGGATGAAATCGCCGCGCTGATATGTGCCTGTGGTCGGGGCCGCCGTGGTCGCGTTAGTCGCCGCATGGATCGCGCCCTCACTCACGCCGTTCACCTGCGCGTGCAGGTCGCGGAACAAGGCGGCCAGCTGTCGCTTCAGCTCCGGGACTGAATCGGTATAAGGCAGGCGCGGGTCACTGAGCCTCATTCCTCGGTGTCCTGCTGGATATCCACGTCCATACCGTTCAACGCCATAGCTCCACTCCCCGCCATGCGGAACGCATGCCAGCGCGCGCTGCGGCGGAAATCGAACCGATTACGGCTAATCCCGTTGCTGGAATCTTCCGTGCGCGCATCGCCGAGCGTGGAGCGATAGTAGTTCGTCCCGGTCGCGCTCGATGGCGCGGCACGGAATCGCGGCGTCACTCGCGACAAGTACGAATAATTGATCTCTTCGCCAAAATCGCCTGTAGTCATCGTCCACGCGCCCGGCGTACCGGTCAGCGTGTATATCTTGCGGTCCGTGTAGATCACGGCCGGCGCTTCCGAATCCGTCAGCCAGAATGGCGAGTCATAGGGAATGCTGGGCAGGTCGTGATAGGTAGAATACAGTGTGCCGAGGCCGTGGTATGTCGTCTGCCCAGCCGAATAGGTCAGCGGCACCTGTAGGTCCGTGTCGATCTTGCCCCAGCGCTGCGTCCTGATGTTGTAGACGATGCAGCTATCCAGCGCGCCAGTCGTGGACGCGGTGGACGGGTAGTAGAAATATACCAGGTTGCGCGGCAAATCGGCCACGCCCCATATGTTCGCGCGATAGCTCGGGTTTAGGTGCGAAAAGAACCATTCACGGATGGGCGCACCAATCGAGCGCGGCACCGTGCCATCGAACACGTAGATATCCTGCGGGCCTATGAAGTAGTGGAACGTATCCACCACCACCACCGATTCCTGCCCGCTCACGCCAATGTCGCCGGGCACACGCTGCCACGACCAGATAACCGGCGGGCCAACGTAGCGGCCGACGTACATCGCCGCGTCTTTGTAGGCAATCACGTCATTACCGAGTGCCTGCATGGCCCTGATCCGGCCGGGAGCATCCACCAACCGGCCAGTCGCGCATTGTGTAGAAACCGCCGGCGTCCAGATGGTGTGATCATAGATGCCGCTGCACCACCAGCGATCCGGCGAATCGCCGTATGTGCCGTCGCTGGTGTCGCCCACCATGACGAATCCGGCCGCCGTACACATGACAGCCGCATCCGGCGACGTGGCAATGTCCGCAAACGCCGCCGAGGCCGCAGCAGCCTGAATCGGCTCGCTCCGGTTGGCTGCAAGCGTGGTGTTGCCGAACATCGAGAACCGCCAGCGCGCCGTCCCGGTGTAGCCGCCGCCGCGCGAACGATCCGTCCACGTCCCCGAACTCAGCTCATACAATCCGGCCGACGTTCCAGCGAACAGGCGCTTTGTGCCGTCCAACAACCGCGCCACATAGGCGCCGGTGGCATCCGCGCTCAGGGCCGCAGCCCCCACGTCGGCGCGCGATTTACCCGCGCTCAGCCCCTCGGTTGTCGGGATGATGTTGTCGCAATCCGTCAGAACGCCGGGCGTTGCCGGATCCAGGTCGGGCGCGAAGCCATCAAGGTTAAGGCGCACAGAAGTCCACCTGCATGCGCGGCACCGACGGCCAGCGCGCGCGATCTTCCTGCGCATTGAGGCCGGTCAATGCGGTTTGATACCCCGCCTCCCACACCGCAAGACGGGCATCCCCCTTGAGGTAGGCTTGTGCGGCCAGTAGCGTCGCGTACAAATACAAATCCGGGGCCAGCGTCAGCAGCCAGTTTGTCGTGTTGCTGTCCG